CCCTCTACCCTCTCCAGCGGATAACCCTCCAAAACCGGTTCCCCTATTTCCAATGGATGGATCTGGGCCTGCTCCCGGAGCGAAACCGCCCCCCATGCCACCAGTCATTTGAGGACCAAGACCTGGAATTCCCCGAGGGGTGTTTGGCCCTATCGTTGAACTGTTAAACTGTGCCGGCGGCGTGTTGACGTAGCCAGGGACTGCGCCAGGAACCATCATTGAGAGCGCCTGTGTCTGTGTCGGAAGCGCCTGGCTGAAGGTCTGTGGCACGACGCTGGAGGGATATTTCACATAGCCGAACATCTCAATTTGTGCCTTTGGGCTCATCGTCGTTGGCTTGCCTGGAGCTCCAATGCCGGCATAACCCGGAGTGCCCTTATAGTTGCCGAAGGCATCCATGCCGATTGATGTGCCACGTGGATCACCGTAGGCTGGCGTGAAGCCGGGAGGCGTCATGCCGCTCATGGTAGAGACGCCAGACATGCCAGAACCACCGGCCCCGGTATTGCCAAATCCACCCATTGCGTTGCCGCCGGCGCCGCCCGACATCTCTCCTGCGGTACCATAACCGCCCAAGTCGCCACCATATCCAGAGCCGCCGGTGTTGGCCAATCCACCACCACTATAGCCGCCACCGCCTGCGCCAGCGCCTGATCCGCCACTACCCATGACCTATATCCTTCTGCCTGCGGGACTTCCCGACATACCACGGGGACCGGCATTGCCGACCGATCCACTGAACCCTCCGCCAAGCGTCCCCCTAGTGCTGCCACTAAAGGTGCCGCCCGGCAGTCCACCGCCAGCAGGGTTGCCCGCCATGCCGCCCAGGCTGCTGCCTATCCTGTTGCTGGCGCTCGGCAGGCCTCGCGTGCCTGTCGGCATTCCTATCGATCCAGGGACGCCGCCAAATGGTGAGGGCGGCGCGCTTGGAAATCCAATAGTGCCAAGAACGCTATTAGGCGCGAATAATCCGGCAGTCTGGGTCGGGAGAGTAGTGCTGAAGGTCTGCTGCGGCACGACATTGGATGGATATTTGACATAGCCAAACATCTCGGTTTGCGCCGCTGGTGACATAGTCGTCGGCTTCCCCGGCGCCCCGATGCCGGCATATCCTGGTGTGCCTTTGTAGTTACCAAAAGCGTCCATGCCGATGCTCAGCCCCCGAGGGTCGCCATAGGCTGGAGTGAATCCTGGAGAGGTGTATCCGCTGATGTTTGAGATACCAGCCATGCCAGAACCTCCGGCACCCGTGTTGCCGTACCCCGACATGGCAGAGCCGCCAGCACCACTCGATTTCTCGCCGGCCGTGCCATAACCACCGAGGTCGCCGCCGTATCCAGTCCCGCCGGTGTTGGCTAGGCCACCGCCACTATAGCCGCCCCCTCCAGCGCCGGCGCCGGATCCACCAGAGCCCATCAGCCACCCCTCACATTTCCAGTTGGTCCTTGTTTGCTAGGTCCAGATGGAGACCCTTGGATGCCCCCTTGAGATGGGCTAGACAATCCTCCACCACCAAGCCCCATGCCAAAGGACGTGCTTGATGGATATCCACCGTAACCACTGCCGGCATAGCCAGCATAACCACTATAGCCCACACCAGGATTCATCGAGCCAAGCGAGCCTAAATTCGAACCATAACCAATAGTGCCACCCGGCCCCATGGCACCGTATCGGCTAATGTTTGTTGTACCGATCCCAGGTGCCGGAGCAGGAGCGGCCGGCCGGGCTGGTGCTGGCGCTGGTGCTGGTGCTGGCTTAGTCGGCACTGGCGGATTGGTCGGATACTTGACGTAGCCAAACATATCCATCTGGGCCTTGGGCGTCATGGTCGTGGCTCTGCCAGGCTCTCCTACGCCAGCATAGCCAGGCGTGCCCTTGTAGTTGCCATAAGCGTCCATGCCGATGCTGTAGCCGCGTGGGTCACCATAAGCAGGAGTAAAGCCTGGAGGGGTCATCCCTGACATGGTGGAAACGCCCGACATGCCAGAGCCGCCCGCCCCCGTGTTGCCGAACCCGCCCATAGCGTTGCCGCCGGCGCCGCCCGACATTTCTCCGGCGGTTCCATACCCACCGAGATCGCCGCCGTAGCCGGATCCACCAGTATTCGCCAGACCGCCGCCGCTATAACCGCCGCCGCCAGCTCCAGCACCTGATCCACCACTACCCATGATTATGCTCCTTCTGTCTGTGCCGGCAGCCGCCAGTCGCACTCTTCCTTCAGAATCCCGAAAAGCACAGCGTCACACTGATCGGGATAATAGCGCCGCGCTCGGCCCTCATAACGAAAGCCGGCGGCAATGATGACGTTAATGACCTTGGGCTTGTCCACCCTGGTCCGTGCCGTCACCCGCTGCACTTTAAGCTGGTTGAAGCAGTAGTCGCCGGCGACCCGAAACATCTTCTTGGTCCACAGGCCAACCACCGACATCTCGATATTCTCGCCGGTGTAGTCATTGAAGATCAGGGCCCCGACCGGCTTGCCGGCATCAGTCTCGAAGCCAATGGCGCTGTAGGGGGCGACGAACTTGGTATGGAGGCGCTTCGAGGCCCAGGCCGCGACCTCTTCCGCCTTGTCGACAATAACTCTCATGTCGGCTGCGTCTTCCAGAAGTCAGGGTTGTCCACCTCGAACTCATCGATCTCTAATGTTGACGATTGAGGCATAGACATAGAATGGTCCGTACCCTTGAGCCAATCCTCTGCCTTTTTCTTGGTCGAAAAGACCCCTGCGGGATCGGAAAAGCCATCGCGGCCATAATCGTAAAAGACCACCCAGACCCTCACAGCTGCGCCCCGTATTGAAAGTTGATGTCGAAGCCAATGACCCGATAGAGGAAGTTGCTGCCCGACGTGGCCGAGGCAAGATCGACCGAAAAGGCAGGCGATATGGCCTTGCCGATACCACCACCGGAGCGCCACTTGCGGGTCGTGCTCTGGCCAAACCACACGCATTGGCCCCATAGGCTGACGCCCCAGACGCCGAAATTGCCAACCCCTAGCGAGATTTCGTCGGCGACCTGATTGGTGTAGCCGGGCTCGGTGTAATCCACCGCGCACACCACTGAAGGACGGGCGTCAGCGTTGGGGACATCGCTGCTGAGGATAGGCGTGATTCCAGTGACGTATTTGACACGTCCCGGTGCGCCGAGATCATCGAAAGCCGGGAGCATCCTAGCCGGAATTGCCGCGCCATTGTCCGATGTGCCGCTGTCCGCCTTGAAGACCGTTCCGGCTGGTCCGCCAAAGTAAAGTCCTCCCTGGAACTGGAGCCAGCAGGTGGCGTCCATGTTGGTCCATCGCGCCCAGGCGCCGGTGGTGACGTTATACACAAATTGTTGGGCAGGCGTGCCTGCTACCGGTGGGATGTTGAGCAGGGCCATCTGGTTACGGGGATGGGTCTCAAGCTGCCAGCCGAATTCTGCAACACCAAGCCGCACTGCATCGTTGTATGCTCTTCGTATACGACGACTATAGGATTTTTCTGCAGCGGCTGTTCGGTCCGTGAGGAGCGCCACCGACATCGGAATAAGCCCGTCTTCAGTGACCACCACCAAGTCACCACCGAGCTTGTACACGGACTTTCTGCCGATCGGCTTGCCGATGTCATAGACTCCCTGTAATAGCCATTGAGTAGCGCTAGTGGGGTCAATGCCTGTATAGACGACGACCTGCCCTTCGCTGGAGATGATGGCCATGAGGTCGTCCACACCCGCGCCACCGTCAACTGTCCAGGTTGCAAGGGCCATAATGTGGCCCCCCTTAGTAAGCTGTCCGGAGATGTCGAATTCACTTAGAGATCCCGCGATAGCATCGGTATCTAGATACCACACGCTTGGTGTGTTCTCCTCGGCGAACCATAGCCGCTTCTTGTGAGCCACGATGCCGATGAGGTTGGTGGTGTCGGGCATATCGGTGAGCACCGGCACCACCCAGGCGCTGCCGTCGAAGTAGATTGGCGGATCAGAGCCGTTGACGACATAGAGATATTGCCCGGCGACGTTGCCGAACATTGTCCATTGATAGTCGCCGGATGAACGACCCGTCGAATAGCTCAAGGTCGCCGCTCCGGCGCTGGTCGTGTCGTAAATGCTGCCGTTCGATCGGGCGGCGAACATCTTCTGCACCGTGCCGGAGACGTAAGCCATCATCGTGCGGATGGAGCCGCCAACCCCGGTCGAGAAGGACTCATAGCCTCGCCTGATGCGGACAGCATCGGCCTCGGGGAACCAGTTGTCGAGAATGGGTGCTGTGCCAGGCGGCGCCTCTACCAGGCTATCCTGCGCCGTCCAGCCCTTGACGGGGGCCGGAATAGTGCGGGTCTCGATGAGCGCCGGGGCCTTGCGAGCAGGCTGCCGGCCAGCAGGGACGAGGGCCTGTCTCACCCGATTGGCCCACCCGGCCACCAGGTATCTAGTAGGCCGTCCTCATCTCGTATCCACGCCGACGTGGAGATCGAACGCGGCCCCCGATCGCGGGCAATGTGGCGGATCTTCTCGCGCTCGAAGGTGGCCATGTCCTCTTCGTAGGACAGGCCCTTGACCTGCTTCCAACGCCAGATGGTAGAGAGCTTGATCAGCCGTTCCGGCAGCAGTGAAGTGTTGGTGTCATTGTTCCACTCGGCAATGTCGGAAATCTGGCTGCCCAGCGCCACTCTGATCCAGTTCTTGGTGATGTAGGTATAACGGAAGGTGTCGGTGATGGCAGGGGCCGGCAGGATGTTGATGACGCCGCCGAGCATGGTCCAATAGCCGTGCGGGTTGCCGAGATTGTCGATGGTCAGGCCCTGCCATTCGGCAGGCGTCTTGGGGCCGGATAGCATCCGCCTCTGGCCTGTGTCCCAGATGCCGGTATTCTGGGCGAAGCGATCAAAGGCAATGCTGACCGTCGGCGGGTCGCCCTGGACCTGGACACCGCTGCCGGTGAAGTCCTTGACCACTGTCAGGACCGACCAGTCATGGTCGCGCATCAGGTCGTCGCCGGCCTCCTGGGCCAGGATGACGATCTGCTCGACCATGTCGTCGGTAGCCGAGAATGCCGCATTGGGCTGCGGCAGACCAAGCTGTCTGCAGACCGCCTGCGTCACCGACAGCAGGGTCACTTTATTTCTTCCTCATCGTCAACGTACTTCCACACTGCACCAGATGATTCATTTTTCATCGCAACTTCCGCCTTGCCCAAGGTCTGGAATGGACCCCACTGATTTCCGACCATCGGGAAGTGTCCATCCTCACCAGCCTTGTGGAGATAATAGCCGTCAGCCCTAAGCCTGATTTCGTACTTACGGGTCATTTTTTCACCTGCATCGCGTCGAGGCGGTCGCCCATCTCCTTGATGGTCCGCTGAAGCAATTCGATCTTGTCGTTCTGCTCATTGATCACCGCGGCCTGCTTGGTGGCCAGCTGGGTGTCCTTGGCGAGATCGAGAAACGCCTGCGCTTTGGCGATGATGTGGTTGATGTTGTGGAAGCGGTGCTTGGCCGAGTCTGACAGAGTAACCAGTTGCTCGACCGAAAATATGTTCATGGCATTGAAGTCGGCAACCTCAGAGCGGCCGAGAAACGGCAGTTCCTTGAGCGGCGTCCCCTCGATGATGTTGCGCTTCTCGCGATCGACCCAAGCCCGATACCGCTCGCGTAGGTCCTCGTCCTTGGGGTTTTGCTTGATGAACATCAAAGCACGGGCCTCGACTTGGTCCCGTGACCCAGCATTGCGAATTATGACATAGTCCACGTCCTTGTGGATGGGACGACCCGCCTCGGCGGAGGCGCCCTCGTCCTTATCCGCCCTGACCTCGAAGGTAACAAAGCGATCGGGTTTCAGCTGCTTCTGAGTTGGCGCTGCCCACTCGAAGCCGTAGTCGTCGGTGAAACTCATGGAGGGTTCCTAAAATGAAAGGGCGGGGTGATGAGCCCCGCCCATAGGCTTTAGGTAATCCGACCCTGCAGGAAGGGTCGGTTGATGTTGACGGTGGCCTGCCCAGCGACAGGTGCCGGGGTTGTGGCCGAGAACACCGCCCCGAGGATCTGCTCGGATGCAACAACCGCATCGTCGACAGAGCCGGGCGTTGCCGCCAGCATGAACACTTCCGCTCCGGGAGCCACTGCATTGGGCGCCAGCACAGGGCAGGACCCCTCAATGCAGTACCAACCCCATTGCAGTGCGACATTGATCGACATGGCAATTGCCACTGGTCCAATGCCGCCGGTTGCCGGGGCGATCGTCGTGGTGTGAAGAAACTGGTCATAGGTGACCACGCTTCCCACCGCAGTATTCGCCACACCCTTGAGGTAGATGAACCCAGACACGCCAAAAGTCTCATGGCGAGCCCACATAATCAGCCCTTCGGGGTGCTTCTGCGTCGTCTCAGTCGTTTCAATCGGCTGGTAGCCGATCACTTGCGTTACGGGATGCCAGTTTGCCATTTCTCTGACCTCCCTTACACGGTGAGAACGCCTTGCAAAAATGCATTCGACAAGGTCATGTTTCCACACCAGCCGATGATTTTCACAATGGCGTCTTGGTTGGTATTCATCCGATCGCCGTGGATCTGAGTCATATTTCGATCCGTATGCGGACGATAATGGATGTAGTCGGTATTCAAGAAATACGCAGTGTCGGTCGGGCAGTTGCCGCCAACGCCACCGTCGAGGACCACGTCGGCTTCCATGTATTTGAGGGACATGAAGCCAGCCTGACCCATATTGTCGTCGGTGATGCGCTGGATCAACTGCAGCGAGTTCAGATAGTAGTTCCACCACGTATTATGCACGATGATCAGATCCGGCTTGTCACGGCCGCGCACGATGTTCGAGTACATGAGGTTGAACTCAGACTGAACAGTCGTGGGACCGGCTACGACAGACGGAGAAGCCGCTGACGAATCTCTTGAGAAATTCCGCCAGAATGCGTTGGTTGCCGTGGCGCGGTTGATGCCGCCCACGATACCCGAGGTCGGGGTTGTGGAGACGAGGAACTGAAGACCCCCGATCTCCTTGCCGCCCGAGCCGGTGCCAGGAGCATAGACGCCCTGGGCAATCCGGTTGGTCATCGTGCGTTCGGCATTGGTTACCCGTGCCGACAGCCAGTCGATGACCCGCTCCTTGCCCGAGTTCTGAAGTTGCTCGAGGCCGGAGAAAATGACGGAAACAGCGCACTGCTTCCAGTCGAACTCAGCAGAGGTCAGCACGTCCTGCTGCGTGACGTTTAAAGTGTCCAGACCAGAATACCAGAGAAACGTGTCGTTTTCGTTGTAATCCAGCTCCTGGACCAGCGTGCGACCACCTCCTGCCGGCCGAGCATTGCCCTTCTGCTTCAGGCGAAGCAGCAGCGCATTGTTGTCGGTGACGTTGTCGGCGAGTTTGCCGGTGCGGTTGCGGAGGGTGGTCGTGATAAGCTCGCTCAAGTTTGGCGAGGGCATATCGCGGCCCTTTCAGGGTTTAGATCCCTGACTGCTCGTCGTAGAGGGTTGAGATTTCGTCGTAGACTGATTCTTTAGGCTTTCTCTGCGCCGAGACACCAGGAATCGGTGAACCGGGAGGTAGGCTCCTGCCCCTGTCTGATGGGGGCTGGGGTTGGCCCTGACCGCGTGATTGGCCATTGCCGTAAAAGTGCTCAAGCAGGATCGCGCGCGTCTCGGGATGGCCCCAAGCCGCTGCTTCGTAGGCTTCCTGCAATGTAAGGTCTCGTCCTTGGCTGCGCTCGAATTTAAAGATTTCAGCCATTGCCGGCTCGAGATTGTCGAACCAGATATGGCCATCATCCTTGAACGCCTGCAATTCCTGATTGATAGCAGCGTTCTGCTGCTGCTCCTGCTGCTGATAGAGACCCTGAACCTGCTGCTGCAATTGCTGCAGATATCGCATGGTTGGGTCGTTCTGCTGCTGTTGCTGCGGCTGGCCGTAATACTGCGCGATAAGCTGCTCGGGGTTGACCCCGAAGCGCTGACACAGCCAGCCAATGCCGTTGTAGAAATCGGTTGCCAGGATGTTCTCGGCCTGCATCCAGTTGGCGATGGCGTCGGGCAGCGTCGTACCCGCCTGCTGCGCTTGCTCGATATAGGGCTTTAACCCCTGATAGATTTGAAAGCCGGCGTTAACCTCGGCCTCGCGCTGCTGCACCGCCTGGACAATAGGATGGTCCGGGTACTGTTGTGCCAAACGCATATATTCGGCCTTGGCCGCTGGTGACCAGCCACCTGGAGGCTGCGGATAGGATGCCTGCTGCTGTTGCTGCCCCTGCTGCTGAACTTGGGCCGCCTCTGCGGCTGCCTGCTGTTCGGCAGTCCATCGACCCTGCTCATCACGCGGCTGGCCTTGATAGTGGGGCTGCGGCGGTGCCTCCATGATAGAGCCATCAACCTTGCCCTCTTCCTCGAGCCAAGCGGAATTGACATCGGATGCAACATCATTGGCGGTGGATTGAGGTTCACCGCCAATGTTTGGAACGTCACTCATCATTCACCTTTATATCCAGCTTCCATCTGGTCCCATGAATCGGCCACCGTCTGCTCGATCTGCTTTTGATCGATCTCGGGGGGCTTGGGCTCCTCGCCCTTTTCGATGATGTGGTTGCCCTTGGGGATGGCTTTCTCGTAGTCGCGCCGATTGTTGTAGAATTTGCCATCGGTCGGGTTCCAAGTATCGGCCATCTGGCCGCGCGACAGCATCGGTGTCGGGAAGTCGCTCCTGAGTTCCTGCGGCCGGTTGCGATAAAACTCTGCCTTGGGGACCAGCTTCTGCGCTTCCTTGTCCCAGACCCAAGTGCCGCGGGTCATGTCAGCCCAATCAACAGGGTTGCGGTGGTGAGCGAGGCATTGACGCGAAATGGGGAGATCGGGAGAACCGTCCCCACCGGCGGCGCCTTGAATGTCGTTACTGTCCCGCCAGCGACCCACACCACCGAAACATCACCGGCCCCACCGACGTAGAGGGCGCGCATAGCTGGCGTGGTAACCGTGTCGCTCGGGGTGATGGCGAAGCCCGAGGAATAGGGATATTGCTGTTCAGCTCCCATTTTATTCTCCTAGAAGTAGTGTCATGGCCACGTCTTCCTGCGCCTTTTGCTGCAGGTGCCGGTGGGCTTGGTTATAGGCCTTGGCCAGTTCCAGCTGGACGATCGGCTGGGCGATTCGTATTGCCCTGATATGGTCTATCAGTTCGAGGACCGCCTTCTGCTCCCGCCACGGGGTCTGGATTGCCCGCATCAGGTTGAGTGCCTGGACGGCGTTGCCCTCTGCCTGGTCGAGCTCTTCCGGCGTATCGAACTCTGGCGGCAGACCCTCAAGCAGCCGGCCAATGGCACGCTTCAGCCGATCGCGCGCCTTGCGCTGCTGCTCGAGAGCCCTTGCCCGCTCTGCCTCACGACGGCGGCGCTTGTCCCGAGCAATTGGCGGTTCGCCGATCGCTCGAATGGGCGGCGTTGCGGGAACCGATGCTGTCAGAGTGGCCGGTGTGCCGGTGAGGGCATAGGATCCGGGGTCGGCCGCCACCCTAAAACCGACAAGGGTCGATGCGGCAGTGCCGATCAGCAGATAGGTGCCGGGATCGGCAACTATCGTTTTGTTGCCGGTGGTGGCATTCAGGGCAGCGTCGCTGCCGATCAGCAGATAGGAGCCAGCAACCGTCGCGTCTAGCTTCCAGCCCTGTAGCGTAGAAGCTACAGTGCCTGACAGGGCGTAGGAGCCAGCTGACGCCGCCAGGAGCCAACCGTGCAGTAGACTGGCATCCTGCCCTGTCAGGACATAGGAGCCGGTCTCTGCCGGCAATGCCTGCCCCGCTACTGGGGTCTTGAACGGCGATGCGTCAGTGCCGAACAGGGCATAGCCGCCGATGCTCAGGACGCGGGTTACCCAACCGTGCAGTGTGCCGGCGTCGGTGCCGGTCAGGGCATAACTGCCGGGATCGGCGGTAACCAGCCAGCCATGCGTGGGCGTCGCCGCAGTGCCGGTCAGAGCATAGCTACCGGGGTCGGCTACCAGCGGCGGGATGCCCAACCGCATGGTGGCGGCGGTGCCGCTGAGCGTGTATTGCCCGAGCGCCGCACTTAGCGACAAGGCAACGGCAGTCTGGGCCTTGATGACCAGATAGGAGCAGATGCCCTGCCGCGCCGAGGTGGTGCTGCAGGCCCAGCTCTGATTGCCGGTTGCCGTTACCGTCTTGTATTGAACGACACCCGTCATTGAGACGGAGTCGCTGGCGCCATTGGCGACTTCTGTCGCAACGGCCGACCAACTGCCATTCAGCGTGTCGGTATCGCCGGTGACGGCGTCGTTGGTTTCCAGCCCCGCCGCGCCGAAAATCGTGTTGCCGTTGCTGACGGAAACCGTCGCCGCAGCATGGCTGGTTAAATTGCCACCGACGCCCGTGCCATCAGCAGCGACGAATGAGATCGTGCCAGCGGCGGGACGAACCCGAAAGACCTGCAGCGTCTTCTCATTGCACAGCGCGGTGGTGACCGTCACCGTGCCCGACGTAATGTTCGACGTTACCGGCGCGGTAAAGATCGCCAGAGACGCGCCGTCGCCAGCAGAGCCATCGCCAAAGCCGACATTGGCTCTTAACGTGTAGACATTGCCAGCGCTGTCCGCGCAGGACGAAATAGGTGTTAGGTCACCCGATCGCGGTGCCGCTGTGGCAAAGACCACCAGCCAGTCATTATTGGCGACAGCGGCGGTGACCGTCGCCCCTGTTGCGATAGTGGTACCGGCAGCTGTGTTGTTGTCGGTACCAACAGAGGTAATCGTTGGGGCGGCCATCTAAATGGCCCTTATCTTACATCCCAGAATGGCCGCTGACCGCCGCCGACGCATTGCCGCCGATGCTTGCGCCCACAGGTGCAGTGCAGAACATAGATCATGTCGGGTGCAGCACTCGCTTTATCGGTCTCCGAGACATAGAAAGCCTCTATGTCATGGGCGACTGGGTTCTTGCAGCATGGCTTGGTTGCCTTGACGATCAGATCGTTGAGGAACTTGGCCGGCAACAGGTGAAGCATCTTGGCGACGGAATAACGAGGGCAGGCCCCGACATGATGGGATGCTTCCTGGTCCCACCAGTATTGATGGCGCTCGTCAGGTGTCAGCCAGTAGTAATGGCGGGCATCATGGATAAGCCAGAAAATTCCAAGCTCGGATGGGCCGTCCATCCCGACAGGGATGTGGAAGTCTGGATCGACCCACTGGTTGCCGAGCAGAAACGGCTCGGTAGGGATTTCCAGCATGTCATGCCAGGGTCCACAAGGATGCGCCGAAGTCCAGAGTCATCGTCTCGCCAGTCGCCACGGTGAATGTCGCTCCATAGTCGTAATAATGCGACAGGTTATCGAGCGCCGAGGTGTCGTCATAGATGGTGAAGTAGCGCCCGGTGGTCGATGCCCCGAGATTTCCACCGCTCGCCGTCCATACCACGTCAACGGCGGTAGCCGTAACCGTACCGGTGGTGATCGTGCTGTTGAAGGTAATGTCGCTACCGCCAGTGGTGTAGCCATTGGAGCCGGCAATCTGGGTCAGGTCGCCCAGCACATTGTCGGTCGCCACCACCGGAGCGTCGGTGTGGATGATCGCTTTCCAGACATCGGTGGTGCCGAAAGCGTCGATGAGCTTATTGCAGAGATTTTCGACAAAGCGCTGATATTTGACATAGGTAGCCATGATTTACTCCTGGGGCATATCTTGCGGCATGATGGGCACTTGTTCCGAACCCATGATGTCGCCGGTCTGTGGGTGCCTGATGACCGTTGACCGCTTGGGCGTCGTCAGCAGCTGGATGATCACTTGGTTCTGCTGCTTCAGTTCCTGCATTATCTCGACCATCTGCTGCGCCAACTGTTGGGTCAGCTGCTGGTGCTGCATGAACGCCAGGGCAATGTTCGCCGCGACCTTCTTCTTCTCCTGCACCATGTTGCCGTCAGGCGCGTCTAGCATTGATCACTCCGCTGTCAGCAGGGCCACGCGGGCCAAATAGTCGAACCGCGTCTTACGGTAGACTTGGGTCGCAATATCGATCGTCTCGTTGAGGTGCTGGCGAGCGATGGTCGCCGCCATCTCGTCCAGCTGCCGCTGTCTGATAAGCTCTTGAATGGCCCTTATCAGGTCTTCGGCAACTCGTAGTTCCTGCAGCGGCAGTTGCGGCAGAAGGCTCAGGGCATTGACGGTGGCAATCGCCTCGTCCTGGGCTTCTTCCAGGACCTCTACAGGGGCGTTGTAGTCGCCGCCGTCATAGAGCCGCTCGAGCGACTGGCGGAAGCTCTCACGGGCCTCCCGCGCCGCCTGAATACGATCTGGCGACCGACTGCGCTTCTTCTCGGGCCACTCGCCGCGGGTCGGGGTGGTGACGGTCGGCGCCAGCGGCTGATAGGTCAGGGTGGCAGGTGTGCCGGTCAAGGCATAGGAGCCGGGATCAGCCGTCGCCAGCCACCCGTGCACGGTATTGGCAGCAGTGCCCGTCAGAACGTAGGAGCCCGCCCCTGCCGGGATTATCCAGCCATGCCTCAGAGTGGCGTCCGTGCCCGTGAGGGCATAGGACCCAGCATCGGCTGCCAGTATCTTACCCGCGGCTGCTAGAGTAAGATTAGCATCGGTGCCGGTCAGGGCATATGTCGTATGTGCCCCGGTGACGCTGCCGCCGATAAACCGCCACAGCAGCATCTAACGCAATCCTTCTTGTATCCTCAGCACCAGATCCTACGATGCGTCGCCACCCAGCGCGGCAGATAGAAACTGACGTTGGTTGCCGTGGTGTAGCCTTCGGCTCTTTTAATGCCGCTGATCACCTGGGCAATGGTATGGGTGCCGGCCGCCCTGATCTTGCCGAATAGATCGTTATCGGCATCCTCGTCACCATCGGGAGTGCCGGTAAAGGCGTTCTTGAGCTGCGTCCGTAGTGGCTCAACAATCCACAGATTGGCGTGATAGGCGGTGTCGATCACCGCAGCGACGGTTGGTGGTTGATCGATGCCATTGCCATAGACTGCCGGGGTGATGGTGATGGGGCCGATTTCGTCAATGCAGAGGCCGGGGACCCGGTGGTTGGTATATGGACCTGTAAGCGGATCGGTGCCGTCGAATAATAGCCCTTGGTTCTTGAGGACCGTAACCGCCCGGCCGCGACCACCCGGATTGTCAGCGCGAACTAATATTCTCATGTGGTAAATGTCTGCAATTCGCCATTAGTGGCGCGACGTTTGAGATAAACGAATTTCTTGAGGTAGCCGCAAAAATTAACATCCGACGCCGTAACGCCCTCCCATCGCAATGTCGTCAAACCACCCGGAACCGTACCAGCACCATCAGTTGCCACCGATCCAGCATTTATGCAGCCAGCAAAATCATTCGCCGCCCAAGCCGCCGCGCCCTTACCGCTAACATTGGCGGTATAACCACCGGCATCTAAAGATGCCTGCAGCGCTCCGCCGCTAACCACAGCGGGGTGTTGATCATCGGAATGACGAAACACAATGCGATTGGAAACACTGGTATCATCAATCTGCCACAGCGTTTGGAAACCAGTAACTCTTGGCCCTTGCGATTGAGTCCATACCGTTCCAACTGTCGTGCTAAAAGGAAACGCGCTAACCAATAGCGAAATCTTATCATCCGCCCTTGTCACTGTCGCCCCAACGGTATGGATGGGAGAGGTGGCGAAGGAGCCGAGTTCATATTGAATGCCCCAGAAGTAATTGCCCTGGCCCGTGGTGGCCGCAAAGGTTCTGGTGTTATCGGCGCTGGCGAAACCAAAATTCGGGAAGGCAGCGGAACTTTGTTGCGTTCTGGTGCAGATACATCTGTACCAACCATTTCCAGCATCTACAATGCTGGCTGTAATGCCCGAGCCAACCGTTCCGACGGTGCCGTTTGCGACGTTGAAATATGTAATCGAGTCACCGGCCGTGGTATCATATGGGTTTATCCATATGTAATCATAGTCGGCTTTCTTCGCAAAAACCGACAGCGTCCATGCTGCGGTGCTGGCTGTAACAGATTGATTTATGTCATGAGAGACACTGGTTGCCCCCGACGCCTTCATATAATCGGCAGTTGACGTTCCATCCGGGGCGGTTGTGGCGTCAGACGTGACCGTTACATTCGTCAGCGTGTAAGATCCATTACCAATCTCCTGACTTCTCAGGTTGGAATTCGTCCGCTGTTCTTCGATCAGAATGCCCTGTGAGACGTTGGAGACATCCCATTCATAGGGGAGGTCGTATCGGGCGGCAGTAGTAGTAGCGAGATAGCCAGTGGCGTAGGTGAAGCCAGCGGCGTCGTTGACCGGGTAACGCTTGGCCTGTGTCCCCCAAACATAAACCCCCGAAGTTCCGTCGCCAGCATAATTATCTACTGTTCCGATTGCGCCGTCAGATGTGCATACAGAAACTCTAGCCCACCAGTCTACGCTCGTGCCGACCACAGCCACGACAGTAACTCTGTACCAGCCGCTTCCAGCGGAAGATATGGAGCTTGACAGTACTGTCCCGGTAGTTGTGCCGATTGTACCATTAGATAAATCAACAACCACACCTCTATTTACAGCACCATCGTCATTAAAATGAACGGAGGCGAATGTGCGCTCGGCAGCCTTGAGATAAACGGAGAACTGCCACTGCGCTCCGTCAATGCCCCAGCTAGGTCGCTGCCTCATGTAGTGCTGCGCACTGGTGGCACTTTCAATTAACTTTTCGGCTGTCGATGTCCCATCTGGAGCAGTGGTAGCATTGGCCGAGAACGATGACGCTACATTCCCCCACCCACTAACGTTTAATGTCTGCGAACCCAACAGAATGTTGTGATTGACATACCGCCACACACCATCGCTCTGCCTCGTCATCTTGATTGACGGCGAGGTGTAGGTCAGGTTGCTATAGGGCGCGCTATCAACCGGAACCGAAGCGGTCATCACCTGCATTTGTTTGGTCACGTCGGTGAAGTACGTGAAGTCAATGCCCATGGCGTCGACCTCGCCTGAGATCAGTGCAGCACCACCAACCGCCCCCACCCCGCCGGCCGCAACGAACAACGCGGCATGCGATACGCCGCGATAGGCCGAAAGTACGTGCTGCATCAGGTGAAGTTGCCAATGCCGATGCAGGACACATTGGCGCCGGTCGTTATCTTCCACGCTCCTGACACCGAATAGATGCCAAGAGGGATCATGAATGGCACCAAATTGGAGACCGATGTGGCACCGCCGACGAACACCGTGATCGAGGTGGCATTGTCGAGCAGCAGGACGTTGCCTGGCGAGGTCGTCGCCGGAACCACCAGGATGCCCATGATGTAGTCGCCGGTCGCGCCCGTGGCGCCCAGCGCCTGCGCTGTCTGTGACGCCGCTACCGTCTCATACTCACCGACACCGATGTCCCCCAGCGCCACCCGCTGGGCACCAGCGACAACAGCCCCATTGCCCCCGACCAGCAGGTTGCCGGCGCTGTCGAGGGCACCGATCGTCGTCTTGGTGATCTGATAATGTACGCCTGTGACATCATCTGTGGCGATTGTGACATTGTCAGCCATGTCTGTTATCCGAGTTCAGCATAGATTATCCACGTTTTTCTGGTTGTTGCATCTGCCCCGGTCAGGGCATAACTCCCGGTTGCCGCGGTTATCAGCCAGCCATGCTTAGGAGCCGCATCCGTGCCCGTGAAGGCGTAAGATCCGGCATCCGCCGCCACCACCCGGCCATACTTGGGAGACGCATCGGTGCCGGTCAGGGCATACGTCCCCAGATCGGCAATAATGCTCTTGGCTACCGAACGCAGAACGAGATAGCTGCGGGCGCTGTCCTTGGCCGCCGCGGTGGTACAGGCCCAATCCTGATTGCCTGTCGCCGTTACCGTCTTGTATTGCGACGATGAGGTGATCGAGCTTAGATCGGTAGCCGAGACATTGGCCAATCGGGTGACGACTGCCGACCAACTGCCGTTGGTGGTGTCGGTATCGCCGGTGACCGCAGTATTGGTCTCAATGGCGGTGGCGCCAAAGATGATGTCGCCGATGGTAACCGATACGGTCGCCGCAGCATGTGATGTTGCCGAGCCGGTTACCCCGGTGGCATCGGCAGCGATGAAGCTGACCACCTCGCCAGTGGCAGGTCGAACCCGATAGACCTGGATTGCCTTGGCGACGGTCGCCGGCGAAAAATTGGCGGTAATCGTTCCGTTGGTGATATCGGCAGTCACCGGGCAGGTATAGATACCCAGAGTAGCGCCAGCCGCCGCCGCCCCTGGATCATAGTTGATCAGCGCCCGGTTGGTATAGACGTTGCTGGCGCCGCTATCGACAACGGTGGTCAGCGATGCAACACCGGCAGAGCCATTGTTGTCGCCGGCAACGACAACGACGAACCAATCGCGACTGGCTACCGCGCCGGTAACCGTTGCCCCGGTGACGACCGTCGTTGTCGAGGTGGTACCGACGCCATTGGCGAGGTCACTGACAGTCGCCGCCATTTACGGCCCTACAGGCTGTCCGCCCGGTACCACCTGTGACTCGGCCCCAATGGGATCGCCAGTCTGTGGATCGATGAGGAGCGTGGTGCGCCGGGGCGCAGCCAACATCTCCAGGATCTTCTGCAGCGGGCTTGGCTGCGGCGGCTGGCCTGTCATAGCAGCCATGTCCTCTGGCGTCATGTCGCCGCTCATGCCACCGTCGCCGGCGATCTGGTTCAACTCCTGGATCATCGATAGCTGGCGCTGATAGTTGGCGTCTTCCTTGGTGTGATCCAGCTGACCCTTCTTGATATCGACTTCCTGCTGCTTGATGTTGAGCTCGCCATCGACCTTCTTGTCCTCGGTGGCAATCCGCGCCTTGTCGTTATTGATCTTCTCCACGTCGATTGGATCTGGTTGCGGCGGAGCTTGAGCCTTCTGGACCATCTCCTGGCCCATCGCCTGGATGGTCTGGGTGATGGTCGCTTCCATCTCGCGACCGACGCGATAGCCGCGCAGCACGAACATCAGCAATTCGCCCAGCATCGGCATTGACGACGGTATCGCCTGTGCCATCGGGCCAGCCTGCTGGAAGAATTGCGCCACCATCATCATGAATTCGTTGCGCGAGGCCTTTTCGGCTTGTTCGTCGGGGTAGATAGTTGAGTCAGTTTCAACCTCAATTCGGAACCCACGAAGGTGGTCGTCCCGCATGAGGCGCAGCGCAGCTGCCACAAGCCCAGGGTCGGCTCCTTCCCGGTTTGCGACGGCGAGAATTTGCTTTGGCGAGAAATTTTCGGCGATGATTTCGGCGCCGATTTCGAGTGCTTCTTGAGCAAACCGCGCAATCTCGTCGCGCTTGCTCTTGAGGCGGTTGGATCCGTACTGCGCTTTGAGCTGCTGGGCACCTAATGTCTCCTCAGGGTTGGAGGCGCCGCGCTGTATGTCAGACAGTCCCATGATCTGGAACACGTCCTGGATCAGCTGAGTACGCAGCTGGATACAGGCAGTCACCGTCGATACAACTTCACCAATTGGCAGCCAGACGATCTGTGCCGCTAGGCCCTTCTCGCCGAACGCCGCCCAGTTCTCGACCGCGATCAGCTTGTTTTGGACGTTGGGGTTGAGCGCCTCGCTGATATCGCCCTCATTCTCGCCGCCAGGATACCAGCCGACGAGTTTAAGCACGTCGGAAAGCGAGGCGATGCGCCCAGTGAGGACATCAATCTCCTCGGCTTGGTCTTGGTAGAATTTATAGTCTGGGGTCGGCTCGAGACTCTCAGTTGAAAGAGTGGCGTATAGGGGCTGAGGGCATGGCCAAAAGTTTTTGAGGTCCAAATATGGCTTAGCCACTTCAAGCGGTTGAGTGCCACCTTTAGCGATGTGGAGGATTTTGCCGGTCTTCTTGTCCCAAATTTCATAGACTGTCGCCTTTGCCTGGCCGCCGCCGATCATCGGGTTGGTGGTTTCCTGCGAACTCTTCAAATCGGCCGAGTGGTCGAGTTGGACCTCGCTCAGCCCGTCGGCCTCCATGTCACCGCCAAAGAAGGCATCGGCCAGTTGCCGCTTGGTCTTGTAGACCTTGCGCCATACCGCCGTGACCTCGCTCCAATAGCGTGCTACGGTATGGCCGTAATCCTTCCAGTGAACGAAATCGAAGGCTAGGCATTGATAGCCGTTGCCCTTGTTCTCCATGCGAACCCACATGGTACCGCGACCGGGCAGCAGCATGTCGTCGCGGCCAAGCTTGATGCATTCGTGGAACTTGCCGGCCTCTATCTCATAAGAGAGATTGCGCTCAATCAACTCCGAGGCGAACAGCCCAACCGGGTCCGGGTCCTTGAACCGTCTTGAAACGATCGGTACAGGTACCCTGGCATAGATGGCGGGACGCAGAACGTCGGTGTTGGCCCACAGCATGGCGAACCGTCGCCCCAGCCGGTTTTCTTCCTGTCGGCGGTAGAGCTTGATGATCGTCTCGCCATTGCGGGTGAACTTCTCGAACTGCTTGTCGTACCGGCCGATTTCACGAATCCAATAGCGTTGCAGGGCTTCCTGCTGCTGCTTCTCGTCGCCCTTGGGCTTGCGGTCCTCAGGGCTGTCGAAGGAGTCGGTGAGGGACATTAGTTTTGCATTGGAGCCTTTAGCTCATCAATCTTCCCGCAGAGAAACTGGATCGCGTCGTGCAATTCATCCTGCGTGGTATATTTGGGATTGGCCTGGGCTTTCTTGGTGAGACAATCCTGGAGCTCTTCAAGACAAGTCTTCATGGTCATATCCTTGTCGGTCCTGGGCCGCGATCGCGCAGCGCCCATATCTCGTCCATGGTCATCTCGAAGATGTTGCGCCCTCTTGGCTTCTTGGGCGGCACCTTGGCCCGGTATGGCCGCGACATGCAGGCATAGCGCCATTCGTCGGCGGCGTGGTCCTCACCGACGGCCATGTCCTCGGGATTGTCGGGGTCGTGCTGCAGCACCGGCAGGGTCCTGATGGAGTCCCGGCAGGTGTCGAAGCAATAGATCATTGGACGGTTGCCGTCCCCTCGCAGGCGTTGGCGAAGCTGATCCCATCCGCCGATGTGACCAAGACGCCCAACTCTACGGTTATCTGCCTGTCTGAACCTAACTCCAGCTCTAGCCATTCTTTCAGCATGGCTAGGACCTCCGTCTTCAGAGAACATAGAGGGATCTGCAACACCATACGCGATTTTGCCATCGTTACGCTCACGCTCCTTGATGATGCGGGCTATTTCTTCGGCGGTGAGACGTAGGCCCTTACCCGGTCCGCTCGCCACGTACCACTCGCGGTATCGTACCAGGGCGCCACGAGGTAGCAGATGTCCTCCTTCGAGATGGTGGTCGTCTTGGACAACCGCCCACCAGCCGACGGAGGCGGGGCTGGCGTAACCCCAGTCCATGGAGCGGAACTTAATCCAGGTTTCCGGGACCGGAAAAGGCTCGAGAACATGCAGGCGATGCGACCAGCCATCGAAGAAGGCGCCTTCGACAATGTCCCAATCGCCCTCGAGCCATGCCCGAACAAGTTCAAGCGAACCGACCATCTGAAGATTGGCGCGGTAGTCGTCGCCGAGGTATTTATTGTCCGCCAGTTTGGCCGGTATAAAAACCCTTTCACGGGTGATTTCCTTGTCGTTCCACGGGTCCTTGAAGGTCTCGGTGATCAGTTCCCAGCCGCCGGGGGCGGGATCGATGTAGCGGGCCTTTACGTGTGCGTGCCCAGGACCGCCCGGATTGCCCGTCGCCCTAAACGTGCAAGGGACATTATTAGCACTACGCAGGGTTGCCATAAGTTTGTCGATAGGTGCTCTAAGAGGAAAGGTACCAATCTCCTCGACATAGAGTTTGGTATAGGAATGCCCCATGTAGCCGTCCGCATCCGAGTCCCGTTCGAGGTATGCAAATCTAAGCCGGGCTCCATTGGGGAACCTCCAAACCTTCATTTGCTCATTGAAGCGGGCCTCGAGCGGCGTAAACAGTGCCCTGGACCGCTCAATGGTTTCCTGCAACTCTGTGAGCTGCCTCCTGACCATCAGGCCGTTGGCGTGTTCCTTGTATTGCGCCTGATGCTCGATCCAGTCGCCGAGCATGGCGTCGGTCTTGCCACCGCCGCGCGCCCCGCCATAGAACACCTCGAAGACGGGGCACTTGATGAGGCGGGTCTGCGGTCCCGGCTGAGGGCTCCAGATGACGGAGATGTTCTCAGGTGGCGGGACCGCAACCGCTTTGCGTGGACGACCCATTACTTCTTGGCGGGGGCCGCACTGATGGTCGAGGGCTTGACCGCTGCCTTTTCAAAGTCGCTCTTGGCTGTATTGGTGGGGCCAACTGCCGGTTGGGCCTCCGGGAACTTGCCACCGCGCCCGGCAGCCGGCTTGTGCTCATAGATCCGGTCGGGGTGCTTCTTCAGTTCGTCCAGTTGGCTCTGGACTGAGGTCACTTGCGCCTTGGCGGCCTCAAGCTGGTCTTCCAGTTCCTTGATGGTAACTTTACCGGGGGACGGAGGTATAGCCATTCTAAAGTCTCCTATGCGGCGGGGGCGGGGGGTAAACCAGGAAGATTGAGGCTGGAGGTCGCCGGCGGCACCACAGGTGGCACGATCTTCTCCATGTAGCTGGTGGCGGTCGAGGTGACGATCTTCTCCACCCATGCCGCTGCCTTGGTCCTTACCGCGCTCTTGCCGCCACCAAGCATAATGATCCATGGGCTGGTCGAACCCAGAACCATTTCGATGGCGTTGGCGACCGCGACATTTTTCACATCGATGTTGATCTCGCCATTGGGGCCAAGCTGGTTTTTGAGGACTTCCTTGGCGTTCATCAGCGCCGCAGAGGCCGCGTCGGCAACGATCTGGTCGAGGTGCCAGGCAGAAACCAGCGGCGCCAAGGTCGGCGGCAGCATAAACACCACCACCGCGATTGCCGCCTTGATGCCGATGGTCAGGAGTTCGCTGACGGTGTCAAGGACGGGTGCGACCTGGACAGTGGCAACCGTGTCACCGCTCGACAGGGCCGCAATGAGGGTGATCATCGCCGGTGCTGCCCTGGCGGACCGCCACCCTGATGCATATCCTCGCGGCGCTGCATGCCGCCTCCAAAGCCCCTATGGCCGCCGTCCCAGCCGCCACGATGACCCCAGCCGCCACCGTAGCCATAGCCCGGCCTATATATGCCACCGGCGATGCCAGCACCGAGGCCGCCGAAGAAGGCGCCAAGCGGATCGAATACGGGCGGCGGCGGCGCACAGGGCACCGCCATTTGTACAGGGCGGCCATAGGCATCGTTCACCCACTGGCTGCATTGGGCATAGGCGCCGGCCACGTTGAAGGCGATGCCGAGGGCAAGTCCCAGGCTAAGCGATAGGAATTTCCTCATACTCTTGTTCCTTTTGGCGCTCCTGATAGGCGCGCATGGCGCGGGCGGCCCATTTGTCACGGCTGGCATAGTTGGGGATGCCCGCCCGCTCAAAATTTCTCTCGAATGCCCTGGCCGCGGCGGCGATCGTCTGGGCCTTCAGCATCGCTGCGACGGTGCTTGAATGGTCGGTTTCGAGTTCATGGACGAGATAGCTCATATTGGCCTCGTCGGTATGCCAATCGAGTTTCATCCGGTCGCACCAGGCGAGAAAGCTGCGGCGGCGTGGACCTGTCCACTGGCACCAGCCATACCCGCCGCGTCCTTCCTTCTGACCGATTTCGCGCAGATGGAGGAAACCAGAGCACTCATGCCCGATGTTTCCTAAGACCCCAGCCGCCTGCACGGCAGAAAACTCGAACTTCTCCATAAGCTCGGCCATGACGATGGGCGCGCGTTCATCAAACCGCGTCTTCACAAGCCGACTGCCGACTTGGCCGACACCAGTGCAATGATCACCGCGATAATCGCGGCAATACCGGCAACCGCACCGATCACGCCGGCCACCGATCCCCAGCTGTCGGAGGACCCTTTCTTCTGGCTCTCGATCATGGTGATGCGCTGCTTGAGGTCGTCAATTTTATCGTCTGAGGCCTTGGACCCCGCCCGAACAAGGTCCAGGAGTTGATCTATCTGCTTGGTGAAGCCCGTTTCGCTTTTTGTGATTTTCGCTTCGTTGCTTCTGTTTTGCTCGACGGCAGCTTCTTTTTGGGCTGATAAAGCGGCATCAATAGCCTTCGTACTCGCCGCAGTAGCCAGTTCAGTTCGGGTATCTCGCTCGGCGAATTGGAGGACAATCGAGTTGAATTTTTCATCATTGACCTTGAAGCGCTGGTCGTGGAGTTCCTGCAGGCGCTGCACTTGCTCGGTGACCATGCTCGGTAGTTCGCCGGCGCGGGTCTCGAGCAGCACGATTGCCTTGTCGCGATCGTTAAAGCGGGCTTCCAGCAGTTCCTTCAGGGCCTCGACCTGAGTGAACATCAGCTCTTTGAGATTGGCGACCGCCTTCTCGGATGCCTGGGTGGTCAACACGGTCGGATCGGGAACCGGCGTCAACCCCATTACTGACACGGGCAGGGCCGGATTGGGGGTCGCCGTCGGCCCGCCGATGCTCTCGCCTGGAAGTTTTACCGCCATGCCCTCGTTCCCTGTTACACCTTACTTTTTAGGCACTGCGGTAATTTTGGTCGGAGTGACGATCGATGTGGTCTGGTAGGCGGTGTCGGCCGAGGCCAGCACCCTTTCCAGATAGGCGTGCGCCTTGGCTGTCGGGTCGCCCATCCATTCTTTCAGCGGCGGGTCGGAATTGTTGGCGACGTACTGCAGGATCTTCGGCGTATATTTGGCGTGCATATCGACCAGCACCGTCCCGTCAGGGGTGATGTCGCCAACCTCCTTGGCAGCGGCTATGGTCGAATAGACAGCATTGTCGAAGAGCTTGCTGACCCTGATATTGTCGAAGAACGGTCTGAGATAGGTCGGGATGTATTTGGTCAGGAACCAGGTCCAGATGGCGCCGAACACCACCACGGCGACCTGCCAGCCAACGTCGAGCACGAGTTTCTGCAGCTCAGCGTTCATCATATGCCGGGCTTCATCTTCATTTTCATCTTCAAGCCCTGATACAGTCGTCCTGGCACATTCATCACCGTCCTGAGGCAGCCCTTGTCGGAATAGAGCAGCACCGCCAGCGGCAAGATGTCAGATGATGCCAGCACATAGATGCGGTCGATCTGCATCGCCTCGACCTTCTTCATCTCGGGCGGCATTTCATCGAATGCCTTCTTGATCTCCCTGGCGTCGGCGTCTTTCAGCGTATCCACCAGCTTGTAGTTGTCGGTGGTGGTAACGAGTTCGAGATATTTGCCGGTCTCGACCAAGCAGCCACCCTGAATGGCCGCCAGCATCAGCAGCGCTATGAACTGTTCCATTACATACCCCCTGGAGGGATCATCAGGCAGCGCACCGGACCATCGTAGACACGGCAGATATGCCATTCGCCATTGGGGCTGTCGGCGACGTGGCCCTCGTCTACCGCTTCGCCAGTGGCAATGACGACATAACCGCCGCTGGGTACGATTTTAATCTCGGATTCATGGACTATCCGGTGGCAGTCCTGGCCGTCGCAGCACAGGACACCATTCTTGTTTCGAATGCCGCTATAATTTTCGTGGCTGGAAGCTTGGCTAATCAGCAGAAACAGCAGGACGGCCATGAAGCAGATGGCGAGGAAGATGGTCACCACCCAGTTGTTGCGCATCAGTCGTCGTCCACGTGGCGCGTGCGGATGGATATCATGATGTCGGCCATCAGATCCACCAGACCACCGTCATAGGGTTCGCCGTCATGCTCCGCCTTTATGCGCTCGTATTCAGCGGTGGCGAGTTCCACTGCGTCGGGTGGATAGACATCCTTATGCTCGCGCAGGCGAATGATGGTCCTGACGATCGCCGGGATATTGGGTTTAAGCATACGCCACCCACAGTAGACCCCAAGCCGCTAGCAGCGCCAGGAAGACTTCGATCTTCATCTAGAGATCGCCGTAAAGAAAATGCCGACCGTCACACCAGCGACGATCGACATCATTATGAGTGTTGCCACTAGACCGGGGGCGGTTCGCCGGGAGGGGCCGACGGGATGCCGGCAGTGCCAGCAGCCGCAGCGGCGACGAGGCGGGCCGAGTTGAGGTCGAGGTCATCGGCGAACTTGACCAGACCCTGCGGATCGCCGGCATTGCTGCGGATGAAGGCAGCAATATCGACAAACGCCTTCTCGACTGCGGCGGTGGCATCGGTATTGGAGGCCATCGAGGCAACCATTCTTTCGACGGAAGTGGCCATGTATCTAATCTCCTTCAAGATGAGCCTCTGTGACTGGAGAATATCGGCCAGCAGCGAGGCGATGCTGTTCGAATAGAAGGAATAGCCCATTACTTAGACCCTTCGAGGACTTTGCGGGCTTGCTGAAGAGCCTCGAACTCGCCGCCGACAGTATCGATCAAGACCGCCAGCGCCATCTCCAGCTCCTTTATGCGGGCCTTATAGTCGGCAATTCTCTGGTCCGTGTCTCGATACATTAGGGCACCGGCGGTAGTGACGGGGTCAATAGAGATGCTGGCGGGTCGTCATCGACATGGACAACGATGCGGCCCATTGCCGGCTTTCCCTGTTTCAGCTTCATTGCCTCGAACAGGCCGAAGTGCAGCATGATGTCGAGGCGCGGGCCAGTGATATGCACGCCGATATGATCGACTGCCACACTGACCTGCGCATCAATCTTCATTTGGAGCCGAACATCTTCCAGCCGGTATAGGCGCCGATGGTGGCACCGACTACCGGAACGAACATGCCGACAACGGCGCCAAGACCGATAATCGGCAGGATGACCGGCGCAGCCGCAGCAATCGCTACAGCACCGACCACGGCACCAGCGCCAACCGCCAAGGCGGTGGTGGCACTTGAGCCAGGAGCTTCAGCTGGCCCTTGCTGATACTGGGGAGGGCCATAATCGCGGGGAGGTTCGGGAGGAAGGTTGGTCATATTGTTACCTGTTGGTTGAAAGGGTTCCTTCACTTCTCTGCTCCATCCTCACCTCCCTGACGCAATACATGGGGGTAGTTGTGTTGAAGCCATTGTTTGATGCGCTTGCGACGTTCTTCGACCGGCTCTGAGCTCAAGCCCCGGTCCTTGCGGCTGAAGTCGAGGCGCCAACGGCCCTCGCACCGGGTCTCGTTCGACTTCTTGCGGGGCTTACGGGCCTTGACCTCGATCTCGCTCATTCGACTCCTTGGGCGTGTCACCGACATCGCGCCATTCGGTGCGCTGGCTAACCGGGCGGTTCTCGATGATCTTATGAAAGGTCCAGCGCTGTTGCAGGCGACCGTTTACAAACCTCAGCCACATCGAGGGCTCAGCGATCTCACCAACCTGCAGATCAACGATGTTGGTCATTTGACCCTTCTTGGCACCCGCAGCACCTGGCCGGGATAGATCCTATAGGGGCTTTTGAGATTGTTGAGACCGGCGATATCTGGCCAGCGTCGGGAGTCGTGGAGCCGCTTCTGGGCTATGCCGGACAGAGTGTCGCCTGGTACAACGACATGGACCTCGTCTTGGTTCCCGAACAATCGATCTACCATGCATTTAAAGGCGGTGAACACGCTCACGGGTTCTCCAGCGCCGTCAACCGCGCCTCGATCGCCGCCAGCCGGGCAATGATCTGATCCAGCAGCAGCGACGTTTCAGTTACTATGCCCATCTCAGCTTCCCTTCTTGGCAGCCCGCTTTTTGCGCATCAGCTCCCGCATGTAGGCCTTGCGGTCGGTCTTGCTAACATCCTTGCTAACATTGTTAACAGGATCACTGCTAACAGGCGCCTTCGTGCTAACAGCTGCTAACGCCGCCGGCACATCCTCTACTGTCTTGATCAGCACGGGCTCAGGCTTGGAATAGTAGGTTTCCCGCGGTCTCTGGCTACAAAACGTCTCGTGGGCAGGATGCAGCTTCTTCAGCCTACCACCGCAGTAAGGGCAGTTTTCAGCCATTTGTCACCAGTTTGTCAGTAGGTGTCAGTAGAGATGTCGCACTAAACCCCCGGTCTCTAGACACCTTTCGCAACATTATTGCCTACTACGCGCGCGGTATCCCTCAGAGAAATGTCAGAACAGCGCTCTCCAAGAGAGTTTCCCTCAGATTTCGCAGATTTCTGTACATTTCCGGGTGTGTGTTTGCGGCCCCGCTTGGCACCTTAGGTACCGGTACCAATCGTTCCAACAACCCCGGCGGGTGGGTGGATGGGACCCAAAACTAATGCCTCGAGCTCCATGCGGATGTGGTAGCCCAATACCTCAGCATCTCGTACCAATCAGTTCAATGCCTTGGTAGACACAGGCTTAGGCTTATCGGGTATATCACTAGGTTTCTTGGGGTTGCCTTGTAGCCAGGCTTCTGTGGTCTTGTCCTTCACTGGCATCTCGGCAACATATCTCACGTTTTCAGTGAGTTCGCCCTTGTGTTCCATGGCGCTGAGGTCGGGCAGCACCTTCTTGAGCAGGATTTCGATGCTCCTGATGCGCGTGGCTGACAGCTTGAGTTTGCCAGCGGCATTCTCATGTAGAAGGTTGAGCAGGGTTGCAACCTGGATACGCTCTCGCCATTGGGCGGTGAGCTTGGGGCTAGCGGTGCGAGCTGCCATCGCGCTTCATTACCGCCAGCCAATCAATCTCAGCTGTGGCCAACACCTGCTCTGGCGTGATGTCCAGGGGCTCTGGAGGTTGAACCTTGGCGCGGCGACGATAGCCGCGGGAATTTGCCCGGTCCTTTAGCCAGCGCAGGGCGAGAATTTGGCGACGACGCCATTTCCGCTCGTGCTTTTCCTCAAGAGACATTTCCTTAGTCATAGTCGGGTTCCTGCCATAGCGGGTTTTCGTCGCCTGGATCGCGCTGTACCTTGTGGCGATTGAGCATGCTGTTGCGATGTTCCTCCGAGTTTAAGTGCTCGAGCCACTCCGCCGCATCCCATATGGATATCTTGCAGTACAAGCAGCGATAGGTCTCGAAGGTCACTTGCAACCCTTCTTGCTCTTGCGCTTTTTGGCCATGTCGATTGTCCTTCCATTGGTTACAAATAGCAAGATTGTTGCTCATATTTCTGTTGCATCTCATCTATCCAATGGATATTGTAATGACATTGGAGATAAGGAGAGACGAGATGCGGTACGGAACATCACACTTCGCCCAGTTCAGCCACGCGGTTCGCTATTACAAAGGTTATGGCCTTGATGCCAAGGCCGTGCAGCGCAAGCTTGACGAGGGCGAAATCCATATCGGCGCTCCCGAGCACAAACCGACCGAACGCCTCTATTGGGACAAGAAGGAACTCCGCTATTTCATCGACGACATGAAGCCTTGATTGCCTAACAGATGGCCGTGGAGGGCGGCCATTCATTAGTCAATCGCCTGACCATAGCAGAAGGGGAACGGAAATGACACCGACAACCAAACAATACCGCGAAGGCTTCTCCGCTCATGGCGAGGGCCAATCAATTGAAGCCAATCCCTATCCTTATGGACCTCTTATGGTTCAATGGAATGACGGCTGGTTTGCCGCCCATGAGAATGCAGGTAACGCTCGCTGGCATGGCCTGACCATCGATCAGCAAATGCAAGACTGGGTCCGCAAAGGTCGTACCACCGACTAATCACCTAACCAATGGGAGACGGGTTCTCCCATTCATTAGATGATTGTAACCAGAAGGGGAAATGAAAATGACACAGGTAATTCACTTACAGGGTATCGGCAAGTTCCAAGCCAAGCCCGCCAATGAGATCAAGACCGGCGATGTACTGGTCTGGAATTACGGCTCAACCTCGACCGTGCTCAGCGTCGAGATAAAGGGTAAATCAGTCTACACCACTCAGCAGTCAGACCGATCAGGCACATTTGAGCGTCGGTTTCTCGGAACGCGGTTGGTCGCATATGAAAACCGCTGACATCACAGACCGACTAAAGGACATGGCTCAATGGCTATGGACAACACCACAGGAGCTCGAGCGAAACCTAATCGCCAAAGCGGCTGCGGAAGAGATCGAAAGGCTTCAACGTTCTTTGCCCCCACAATGCGATTGGTGCGACAAGCCAGCCACCAGAGGAACCGTCATCTGGTTTCTCTGTGACGATTGCGCCACCGAATACCGTGAAGGCATTAAGGCGAACGCGAGATCACCCGCTGATCTCACAGCCACTCGGGAAAAGGAGAAAGAGATGATAAGCGCTGATAGTCTGGTTTTATGCCGTAGTGATCGAGGGGATGGAGGCTGGAGCCTTCATGCGCCAGGATCAACAGACGAGGACATAGCCAATGGCGATGCGCCATACCTCGTATCAGGAACCGCAGAATGGGACGAAGCCTCGAATACGTGGAACCGCCCAAACTATGCCGATTTCATTGCAGCAATCGCTAAACTCGCATGACCCCAGACCAGTTAACAGCCACTCGGGAAAAGCTCGGCTATAGCAAGGCCGAGCTTGCCTCGATATTTCGCGTCAAATACCTGACAGTGCATCGCTGGGAACTTGAGGAACGCCGCATTCCAGGTTGGGTTGAGGCTTTCCTAGAATTGCTTCAAGCCTCTCCTTCCTTGAGCCATCCAGCCTCGACCAGCCCCCGCCAGAAGCCCTCGGAGTAGATCGATGGCACTGCAAGCTTGTATAAAACCCCAGGTTTGCTCAGCGTCACAGTTCGGCTGGTCAATGCCCCGATCGCATCATACTCCACAGCATCCATGCACTCGTCGCATGGCACAAAGCATTTGTGGCCGATGCGCCGGCATAGCGGCTGACAAGCTGGGCAGTCGCAGTTCATGATTGCCTCTAAGGGGTGCCCCCAAGGGCCGAGGGGAGGATTGACCCCTGGGGGCTGGCATGGGAGCGAGATGCCGTGGGAGAGATCCCATGCCGCGGGTGCAAGGAGCACGTCTTGAGGAACGTATTGAATCTAGGTGCGTCGCTGACCTCTGTCAACCGGTGGTGTGTCACGGCTTTGATAGCCCCAAAGCATTGCGAGACTGGTCAAACTCGATCTGAAGCGTCGAGATTCAATGCGGCGCCTCGAGCCATTGTGCTTGGCGGCATCGTCATGCAGCGGATGGCCAAGCCCTATTATTTGGTACAACATCACATAGTCGAGACGGCCGATCTCCTCGCTTACCCTTCTGAGCTCGCGCCATGCATTGGCCTGGCGATCAGTCCAGCCCCAAACCCTTCTGCCACCATCGACAGGTTCTCGTGTCGGATCACAACTTAAACTAGATTGGCTCTGGGAAGCCTCCAGAAGGCCAAGGAAGCGATTGCCCGATCGGCGCTGTGCATCGTCCAAGAAGCGTCGCCCATCGCGTCCACGACGCGCGTAGAGCATTTCAACGATATCGTGGCGGACATTGTAGGCAACTGTCGCCTCTGCCCCTGGCTCATAGGGGTCAGGCACAACCTTGAATGATTGCTCGAATCTGCCGTCATATCCTGGAGATTGCTTTTGGGGCTTTGGCATGGCTATTTCCCCTGCGGTTTGACCATGGATGGGTGCACCTCATCGGCAAACCGCCCCGTCCCGTCCAAAATCATAGCTCTGTGCGGGGCCGCAGCGAAGCCGCGTCCTTTGGCTGGGTTAGGATCCATCCCCATCCTGAAGGGCCATAGAGCGCACCCCTGGAGAGCACATTCTCGGACCTCGTTGATCTGGTAGCAACTGCAATCAAGGCACTTATGCCGTATTGCACGCAGAACTTGTGCTTTGGTGGTCATCGATCGCTGTCCACCGACTGGTCAAAGTTCCATGGCCATTCGGCAGGGACAGCATACTGGCCACGGCTCTCCAGCCACCGTTTCATCTCACTGACCCTTTGTGACATGCCTTTGGTGTGGAAATACCTTCGCCAGGCGGCTTGCTGCTTGTGCATACCGCTCGTGATCATGAAGCAGGCATCGGCAGCGCGGGCGAATTCTATCGCCTTGCCCGTCGCGTTCTCGAATTTATCGGCACGAATGATGTAGTTTTCAGCGGTGACCCCCGACAAAGCTGTGACTGTGCCCGTTGGCCCCTTGCCCTTGCGGTTGAACGCCATTGAATTTCCCTTCCATGATCTCGATCCACTTGGAAGCACGAATGACGTAGTCTATCCCAACCACCCACTCCCTCTCGTTGTGTCCCGCCCCGAACTCGCTCCCATGTTTTGAGTTGGCAAAATCATTGAGGTAATCAAAAGCCCTGTCGAGGCTGCCAGCGTTGGCAATGCAACGCCTGATTTGCGATTGTCTCGTCTTGGTCATTTTCTTGGCAATAGCCCAACCGAGCTCTTGCGCGCATACATTGTAAGCATCAAAAAACTCTCGCTCCATCGCGCAACCACTAATCTCTTTCTTCTCTAAAGAATCTCTAGAAAGAGAAGATACCCCTATAGTCCCCAATGTAGACGCTTTTGTTACGTCACACGTTACGGATAACGCGTTACGTTTTCTGTCCCTATATCGCTTTTGACGGATAGCTGCCATTGACTGGCGAGACAATAATTTTACTACTCTCCCGAGCAATTCCTCATCTTCAATAATCTCGGATAGGTCATTGATTTGTTGGCATGTTAGCATCGCCGCGCCTCATTTCATCTAAGAGTTGCACAATGATGTCCATGATCGCGGGCCGTTCGGCCGCCCTCTTGACGCCGTTGTGGACGGTCGAATGATCCTTGTGGAGAAATCGGCCGACGCGCGGCTCCGAGATTCCCAACTTGCGATTGAGTATCCAGCACAAGCACAATCGGGCGCTGGTCAGTCGTTGAAACTTGCCGCCGCGGGTGGTGCTGTCATGGATCTGTTGAGGCGTGCAGTGGAACCGCTCGCAGGTCACCTTCAGAGCTAGGTCGCGGCGCTGAGTGGTGTCGGGCGCGGTGTACCACGAGTAGCGACGAGGTGGTGGCGGGTCTGGATCGTGCCAGCGCTTTTTGAGGGTAAAGGTCAGCATATGATTTTCCCTCCACGCCACGTTGCGCCAAAAGGTGGAAGACCGTCCTTTGTCCTCAATTTAATAAACGCGATGCGGTAGTGGTGGGCGCAATAGGGTTTCTTAGGGATGGGCGTGGCGCCGCAGACCAGTCTCGGCATGGTGTCGGTCCACCACAGCGGCCACTTGCAGTGCCTGTGGTCTGCCTCGAGGAAGGGTATGGGGTTGGGGGTTGCGGCCTGCGGCTTGAGCTTGGTGGGGGGCTTTTGGTCCTTGGGCTTGGATACCCGAGGCAGATAGTTGACGGGAGGCTTGGTGATGCGCTCGTGCTTCAGGCCTAGCCGACTGGCCTTGCCCATCACCGAGTTGCGTGTGAGGCCCATCCTCTGGGCGATATCGCCTGATGACTTGCCGGCCTTCCACAGACGGACCATGGTGTCGGTCTGATCCTGGGGCCAGCTCTCGCTCATGCCCTGTTCCATTTCTGGAGCTTGAGCACTTGGCCCATCCCACTCAGAAGACCATCTTCGCTGTCAATCAATAAGCCTCTGGACAATAGCCCGGTAACAGCGGACTCAGGAATTTTCCTGCCTCTCATGTCGAGAAAAACAGGACAACCATTTTGGAACTCTCTGACGATGTGTCCGTCTGACCTGGAGAGATTAGAGATCAGGTCTCGTTGCACCTTCGACAGTCCTTTGAGATCACATAATCCGCTGCTCATGTCGTCCCCTTCTCATAAAATGCCGCACGCTGCCGCTGGAAATATTCGTCAGCTTCAGCCTTCTTGAGGTTTTCGGCGGCCTGGACAAGGCGGGCGAAATCCTCCAGGCGGAGGATAACTAATGCCCCCTTCCGATCATCCCGAACGACCAGCCCGAAGTTATCTCCGAGCCAGCCATAGAGGCTCTTGAAGCCGCTAGCGCGGCGCTTAGCTTCAAAGCGTCGATCTCTTGAGAGCACCGGGCACGTGAAGTCGGCGACATAGCTGCCACCAGCTGCTCCAGACAAAGGCACACGTTCAGCAGCCAGGCCGTATTCTTGGAGGCAGCTGACAACTTCGCGCTCAAATCCATTGCCCTTGATCCTGGGTGATCTGCCGCTCATCAGGGTTCTCGCTCAGAGAATGGGCCCGGCGGGGCCAATTGGGTTCAAACCCCGCCGGGACATAGCCAGGGGCTTGGGGTCGCGCTGGCTATGTTCTGTTCATGCGGCCTCTAGGGCATCGATGAAGGTGGACGGGCGTACCTTGCCCCCTGTGTACTTTTCGACAGCAACCGCAGCGCGCAAAGTCGGGCATTGATTGCCACTTCTCCACCGGCAAACTGCCGTTCGGTCCACGCCGATGGCGTCTGCTACCACTTGATCGGTGAGACGATGCTTGCGCATATATTCCTGTAGGGTCATGGTCGTGATACCGTGCGCCGCCGACACCGGGCTGTCAATCAAAAAAAATGTGAGGCGTTCGTATTTTTCCAGTTGACAGCGTAGTGAGCCAGGCGCACATTACCCTAGCGAACAACGTGGTAGGAACAATGAACAAGCACATCGACAGGAATACCAAGATCGGTCAGGCAATCATCGACACCGCTCGTAATTGGGAAAGTTTCGAGGATTGGTTGCAGGCTCAAGAAGATGCCGACCTTGAGAGGTTTATTGACGAATTAGGCGAGGCAGCTGTCGATGCCATGGAAGAGTTAGGGAAAAACCAATGATCTGGAGCACAGGCGCTTACCCCCCAGGCTGCACACAGCGCTACGTTGACGAGGCATCGCCCGGCTATTGGGACGATGACGAGCAGGAATATTGGGAGAGTGCCGACGAGTACGACCCCGAGCCCGAAGACATGACCGAGGATGATTGGCGCTATTGGCTGGAGGTGGTGGCGAGATGAAACCGCGCGTGAAACGAAACATACGCCCGTCGAGATTGTCTCGACCTCCTGAGCCTGCGCCCTTACCGCCCCCCGAGCCAATGCCAATTATCCTCAAATGGGACAGGGCCAATGGTGTGTGGATGGATCAGATCGGAAATTCATTCAATCTGTGGAGGGTAGCACGATGAACACGGTGAAATTATCGGGGACATATATTATCCCCGCCAGCGAGACCGACGCGGCCCTGGTTGCGCTGCGGTCAGCCATAGATGGCGTCATGGACCCCAAGCACAGGCAGGCACTGGTCAACGAGGCCATGCTGTCGGACTTCATCAAGGATATCCATCAGGAAGCATTGGCGCTAACCGGCTATCTCTGCGAGATCGAGGAAGAGGCTGACCACCAGATTCTCGTTGATGATCTTGCCGAGAGGATCGGGGGGTTCGCGTGATGGACTGGGACAAGGCCACAACCGAGCTTGAGAAGCCGCTAAACAAACAGGTAGTCAAGACCCGCAAGGGAGGCGGCAACAAGGATCTGTCCTACATCGAGGCTTGGCACGCCATCGCCGAGGCCAATCGGATTTTCGGATTCGGCAGTTGGTCGCGGCACACGGTCGATCTCAAAATGCTTGACGAGCCGCAACGGGTTGCTATCGGCAAGACCGACGATAAAGCCGGTTATCCGGGGTGGGCGGTCGCCTATTTCGCCAAGTCGCGGATCACGGTTGGCGATGTTGTTCGGGAAGGATGCGGCTTCGGCAATGGGCTCGATCGCGATCTCGGCAAGGCCCATGAACTGGCGATCAAAGAGGCTGAGACGGACAGCATGAAGCGGGCGCTGATGACCTTCGGCAACCCCTTCGGTCTGGCGCTGTACGACAAGACACAGGCCATGGTCTCAGATGGAAATGGCGCTGACCAGCCCGACCAGCCTGACCTCGGATCAATCAAGGGAGATGGTCCATCGCGGCACGCTAGCCATACTCCTTACGCGCATCTGCTAAAAGAAATGAAGCGCAACGACAACCCCCCAGACTTAAATCTATGGTGGGTCAAGACCACGCAGGAGCGCGAAAGAACGCTCAATAGCGAGCATCGCTGGTTCCTTTTCACGGAGATGATTAAGCACGGTCTCGACAAAGCTTGCGATCTTGAAGAGCAGAAAGGATTTTGGACCGTCCACAAGCCAGGACTGGAGAAACTAAAGCAGCGCAACGCGTCGGAGTACGGCGGACTCGAAATGTACAAGGAAAAGGTCAAGAAGAGCCAATGAAAACCCTATACATATGCCTCGCCATTGCATCTCTCGTTCTGCCAGCGGCGGACGGATTGAACCACGCCAGAGACTGCAACGTGACGAGGATCTACAAGACGCCGGGGCCGATGGTGGCAGTAAGCAAACAACGGGTGGTGCAATGGGCTATCTAGCGATGTTGTTCTGGCTCTGGGTAGGTTTCTTCGGTGGGATAGCCGTCATGAGTCTCATGGCGATGGCGGGCGACGACCCATGAAGTGGCAGTCCAAACAAGTAAATCTCTGCGAGTGGCACCGAAAATTCGCATGGTTGCCGCATAAGATGACAACAGAGCCCGGCAAGGTGGTTTGGCTGCAAACGGTATGGCGCCGTTATCCGCCGTGGCGGACACTCTTTCCAGCACCGCTTGGCATCTTCCCCTGGGAGTGGTCCACATACCACCCCGCCGACCAGGCGGAAGCCAATGCCGAACGAGAAAGATTGCGCCAGAAACTTATCCGTGAAGGCTACTTTGGCGGTCCCAAAACTATCAAGGTTGTTTTCGATGACTAATCAAGAAATCGTCACCGAGGAAAGCGTGCAAAAGGCGCTCGACTACCTCAGGGATAGCGCGGCTGAGATTGGAGATCTGACTCGGTCTGCTCGCTTCGAGGAACACATGGTCAAATATACCTTGGCCATGGAGATGAAGAAGCACGACGGTCCCGTCAGTGCTCAGGAGCGAGAGGCCAGGAGCAGCGAGGCATACCACCTTGCGATCATGCGGGATGCAAAAGCGGCTGGCGCAATAGCTACAGCCAAGGCCATGCGAGAGGCTGCCGCCATGCGGATAGAGGTCTGGCGGTCACAATCGGCAAACTATCGGATGATGAAAATCTAAGGAGGAAAGACGATGGCTTTAACCAAGAGAAGGCAGTTGGTCGGTTTTGTCGAGCAGACCAACGTCTACAACCATCTGCGGAATTGCACTGAGCTGGTCAAGTCGCCCAACAGCGGCATCTCCTATTGCCAGTATCGGGGCGACTGGACCGATGCGAAGGTGGGCGAGAAATTCGGCTATACCGGGTTGCAGATCAGGGACTTTCGCCGGAAGCACATCGGCAGGGAGAACCCTGGATCGCCGGGCAAGCCGCACAGCAGAATGGCGATGCTGAAGAGGATCGAAGCGTTGGAGACCCGTGTAGCGCTTCTTGAGGAGAGTTTGGGGATGGCTGAGTCGAATGTCGCGCAGATACGCTGACGAGTTCTCCAAGGTCACGCGCCGTGAGGCGTGGCGCAGCAGCGGCGGCCGGTGCCAATGGCCCGGCTGCGGCATGTTGCTCGGCGGCAAGGTCAGTCACTACGATCACGAAACCCCCGTTTCCATGGGTGGCGACAACTCACTGAGGAATTGTCAGGTGCTGTGTCAATTTCACCACACCGAGAAAACGGGCGCAGAGGCCCCTGTGAGGGCCAAGGCTGACCGATTGACCGACCGAGAGGCCAACATCAAGCGGCCACGACAGCCGATGCCAGGGAGCCGCAGAAGCGACTGGAAACGCCTTATGGATGGGAGATTAGTTAGGAGGGAGAAATGAGCGAGATTGATCAGGTGGGATTGGAGGCGGCCTGCTATGCCTATTGCAAGTCAAGCGGCCGCGCTTGCTATGGGCACGATATGAAAGCCGCCATCCGCGCCTATGAGGCTCGCCGGGAAACCACGTTCGACCCTACAGCGCAACTCGGCGGCGTAATACCTCCCCCGTCTGCCATGCCGGATGACGTATCCGAAACAGTGCGGTGGATCAGATCCACCCTCGACTGGTCACCACAAGCACAACGCGCCGCTGACATGCTTGAATGCCAAGCTCGAGACCTCGAAGGGTTAGGTCGGCTAGTCGATTGGTATCAGGCCGAGCATCCTAAAGGCGTCATCTCAACGACAACGACCCCAGACCCCCCACCAGATTGAGCAGCAGCATGACGATGATGAGGACGGCCACCACGACCAGTAGAATGCGGGCAACTTTGGCGAACGGCTCTGGCACCGGCAGGGCGCTGATGAGGTAGTCGAGCAGCCACCAGATTACCCCCAAAATTATGATGTAGATAATCAGGTGGATTAATGTCCCGATCATGGCAGGGCCTCCTATGGTCCCCAGCTGGCAGCGGCGATCGACTGGTTGGGCGTGCCGCTCGACGGCGCCGCGGTCAGATCATCGGTGGTTGTGCTGACGGTAGGGCGAATGGTTGCCGCCGACCAGATGATGCCGGAATCGCCCAGTGCCTGATCTGTTTCCTCGGTGACAGGATCAACACCCGTCCACGTCCAGGTGGTAGCATTGTTGTTGTCATGCTGGTGAACGGCGCAGACGATGCCACCGCTGGTGATGGCGACGTTAGAGGCGGTAACGGATGCGGCGGTATTGACCTCGGCAGCAACGGCATCGACCGGCGTTGACGAGGCGGGATAGATCGCCCATACTGCGATCGCCGCCGAGACTGCCGGGCTGTTGAGGGCATTTACCACAATGGTTGCGGTAGCCCCGGCGGCGACAACCAGATAGTAGATTCCCGCTACTCGAGCCGTGCCGATCGCCCCTGCGGTACTAGTGTCGATCGCCTTAGTGGCGGCATTGCCGCCGATGGTGACGCTGGTGATCTGGTTGGCGCCGGCGTCATAGGCCACAACCCCCACCACAACCACCCTATTGGCTGCAGCCGTGCCTATGGCGACGGTTGAGAAGGTCCATGGCGGGGTGTTGCTGGTGCTCTCCTGAAGATCGACCAGGCCGCCAGTAATGCCACCGCCAAACCGGAAGGGATTGAGTAGGACAGGCATCAGGCGCGATACCCGATTACCGTCACCTTGAGGCCGGCAGCGCCAGTGCCTGCCGTGACGATGTCGAATGTCACCTTGGCGTCATTGGCGATGTTGGGGTCGGAGACGACTGCTGGGGTCGCTGCCGTGGTGGTGGTATCCTCGTTGGCGTCGAAGGTAAGTTGCGTCGAGAATATAGAGACCCCCGCCTCCTTGATGTTGACCGTCACCAAGCCGGAGCTCGACACCGTTGTCAGAAAGCCGCGGACTTCTGTCACGACAAAAGGATAGGGCCATTTATAGGACAGCTTGCCTGTCCCGGTTGTCAGCGCCGTGGTCTCGTCACCAATGGCGAAGGCGAAGCTCTCCTGAACCTTCAGGTTGCGGTGCAGCACCTTCTTGGCCAGCAGAGCGCTGGTGTCATAGCTAGCCACGAAGTCGGCATTGGGGTCAGGGCTGGCATCGGCGGTAAAGACGTTGATGGCGCCCCACAGGTTCAGTGTGGTGATCTTCTTGTTGGTGGTGGTGCTGAGATCGTAAACGGGGAACTCGTCATCGATAGCAATAGCGGTGAGGGCAGTCTGCCCGGTGATGTTGAGCGATTGCGTCGATTGGGGATTGTGCAGGAGCCAGCCGCCAGCACCTGCGTCCAGGGAGGCATTGTAGGTCAGCTGGAGGTCATGCCCGGCGCCGGCAATGTCGCCTGCCACCAATGGGCTGCCGGCCGCCTTGAATATCTTGCGCGCCCCGACGCTGTTGGCATTGAACGTCGGTGCCGCGACGGTATTGGCCAAAAGCGCCCGCAACCCCAGCGTCATGCCGTCGGCATAGGCGCTGATGACCGGGGAATATGTGGCGGTGATAACATCACCAGTGCCGGCAGCCTGTGCCCAGGCGACGATGCGCTGCTGCACCTGTTGCAGATTGGCGGCGTCGGAAAGCGCAGAGCCGGCGCCCAGCGAGGTTAACTTAAACCCTCCCATTGACTGGGAGGCAGACCATGGCTTGGTGCCACTGGTGTTGATCGACTCTGACATCGCGGTCGAAAGATCGGTGACCCACCCATTATAGGCGACTTCATCGATGATCGCATTGAAGACGCCAAAGGTGCCTGCTGGCGGGAGGTATGTTCCTGAACCGTTACGGGGCAAGTTATATCCCCCCCTTGACGTTGTGGTATTGATGACGGAACTTGCCGCGCTTGAGGGCGTCCAGCATCTCCTGAGAAAGCCCCGGCGGCGTTTCTGATCCCTGTAACCCGCCGACACGAGAACTGGCCTCGCGCTCTGCCTTCATGGCCTCGGACATTGGTCTGCTGCCCCGCTTTGCTGCAGTAGCTGCCAAGCGACTTTCTCGCATGGTGCGGGCGAGCCTGGTGGAACCCCTGCCAAGAGCAAAGCTAAGCAGATCACCAACACCTGGCGTCTCGCCGCGCTGCAGATCATTGTAAACGCTATATGCAGTCAGCCCCTGCCCGGCACGACCACCCCACCGTAGGGCGCCCTCAACAGCCCTGGCAGCCAAGCGAGGTGCTGCAGCTGCGGCAACGCCGGGGATTGGTATCAATGCACTGGCAACGTCGCCGATAATAGTTGCTCGCGGATTGGCTGTCCGAGATTGTTCATGGCGAGCGATATTGGCGTCATGGCCGCGCCCATAAGACCCCTCGGCGCCACCTTCCTTGATGTAGTTCAGCCCTCCAGCAAGGACGGGAGCGGCGCTAGGAACTGCCCCGCCCAGCGACAGGATCTGGTCGCCCATCTCCATACCAACGGACGTGGAGGGATCTGGTGCTGCCGATACCAATGGCGCCGCCTCCCACCAATTATCCTGTGATTGAGGTGCCGCCGGCACTGGAGCTTGTTTGGCTAGAGGTGCCGCCTCCCACCAATCTGTCACGGCTTAACCCTCTCATCGCCGTTAGGGTCGAGAAAGTGTGCCCCCGATGGTAATGTTGCAAAGTCGGCCGGCGTCATGATCTGTGGCAAAGGTGCTGGCCTATTGCCGCTGTCAGTCCCACCCATAATTTGCGGCCCCGCTGCAGCTGGAGTGGCTGGCGGTGGAGCGGCGGCAGGAGGTGGAGCTACACTGGCAGGCGGCGATCCCGGAGGAGCCAATCCGCCCCGCTGACGGTCAATTTCCTGCAAGAGGATATCACGCGATGCCAGACCCAGCTTCAGCCCCTCAATGGCCCGAACACGAGCGCCGCGTTTGCGTTCAATATCGCGCGGTTGATCGCCCGGCTGCGGCAGGAATACCTTGCCATAGTCTCGCATTTCATCCGGGCGGATCGTTGCTTGTGACTCTTGACGCAATATCGCCGTAAGAAATTCTCCACCCCAGCCCTCGGCATCGCGGTACCCTGGTGTTTTCATATAGTTCCCAAGAGGGGCCAATGCCCCAGGGGCTTGCGCTGCCATAGTGCTGGTTAGGTCTGTCAGAGCTGTATCGGCGCCTCCGCTTAGCAGGTCATTGGATTTCACTGCCCTGTTTGTATACATGCTCAATTTCGCCTCTCCTTCTGTGAGAGGCTTGTTGGATTGGGCAATGCCACCCAGGCCAGCTGCTCGCGCCACCCCTTCAGGTGCCTGGAAGGGCACATATCGGCGCTGAGCGCGGTCCCATTGAGCAAGCCCTAATGTCTCGCCATTGGGGCCTTTGATCTCCTGAACATGAGGTGGTTCGCTGGCTTGGCGTTCGGCAGCAGCAGCATCCTGCCGAGCCTGACGTTCATCCTGCGCCGCTTGGTGTGCAGCTGCCGCCTCTCTCTGCTGTTGTTCCAGCTTGAATTGGCCCGCCTGCTGTAATTCCGGGATGCCGCTGTTTATCAGTTCATCAGGGGTACCGCTGCTCAGGGCCTGCGCCAGGGCGCTCTGGCGTTGTCCCTCCATCTGGTTGGCCTGGTAGTTGCCGAGCACGCTGGCGAGGCTCTGGGCCACCCTGGCGGCCCCTTGCGTCCATGACTGCACTGGCGCCGTGCTGGTGCCCTGCTCGGCCAGCACCTCAGCCAGACGGCGCCGGCGCTCAATGCCCTTCTCGCCGGGCGGTATGACAAAGCTCGGGAGTGCCATTTATGCTGTCCTTGTCGGATTAAGCCATCCGCCGGGGCGGCTGGCATACATGCCAAGGCCCTGTATTCCAGCACCGCCCAGACCGGCCAGCCCGCCCAGGAAGGCGTTCTGTTGCGCCATCTGCTGGTTGTAGTTGTTGGCCTGCAACCCGGCGTAGTCCACACCCTGGACCTGCGGACCGCCGATATTGGCGAATTGTGGCAGGCTAACCTGGCCGCCGCTCATCAGGGCCGTCGTCTCATTGATGGGTTGGTTCCTCGCCGTGAGCATCTCCTGCACGCTTTGCGCGCGGGCATTGCGCAGCACCGTGTCATAGGCGTCGTTGCGGCCGGCGTTGAAGTCGCGCATTGCCGCGTCATATCCTGCCGTGCCCGGCTGCAGACCCTTGTTGCGCAACGATGTGTCTAGTTGGGTGGCCCGTTCGTTCCATATCGGATCGAGGCGCTTGCGGTAGAGGTCGGTGATATAGCCGCTGACACTGTCATTCGACATGTCGAGAGGCTTGCTCAGAAGATCGCCCAGACGACCAACCTGCTCAATGCCCAACGCATTGGTGGCAGCGCCGAACTGGTTCTGCTGGTCGAGCAGCTTCTGCTGGGCCGGGTCTAGGGTGGTGGTCTGGGTATAGACCGGCACTTCATAGGCAGGGGTGACGACGACCGTCTGGCCCTTCTTGTTGACCTTGGTGACCGCGGGAACGGTCCTGGTGCCGGTCTGCTGGCTGGTCTGGGTACCGTAGGGCGTGACCTGATTGGGCATCCCATAGGCCTGGGTAAGTGCTGCCTGCTGGTTGTTGACGCCCATCTGTGCCGAAGCCGTCTGGGCCGGCGACGGCTGCTGTGGCGAGTTCATGTGCTGCTACCCTTGGGACGATTGGCACCGCTTGAGCCGGTGGCCGAGAAGGACCGGCTGAGAGCATTGCCGGGACCTGACTCATTGCGGTTTTGCATTCCTGGAAACGCGCCGCTATTGGCCTGGCCGGGGAAGGCGCCACTATTGGCCTGCCCAGGGAATGCGCCGCTGTTGCCGGCGCCGCCGCCGACAGGGGCTAGCCCACCGCCACCACCGGGCCACACCCCGCCAGTATGGCCACCACCAGAGAAATCACCGCTACCTGGGAATGTCGATGGAGGTGAAGGCGAACTGCCTGGAGCTCCAGCATTGCCGGGGAATGGAAACCCAGGCTGGCTAGGAAAGTTCGATGCGTCAGGACGGCCCTGGCCGAACTGTGGGGGTGCCTGTGTACCTCTGCCCATAACTAAACCTCACTATTGGTTGTTACTCATCTCGGCCGGATATCTTACCCCAGCCGCTGCCGACGCGACCGGTGGTGTTACCAGTCGCACCATGGGGAAAGACACGTCGAGCCGCACCACCGGGAAATGCGCCAGTCGTCGCGCCCTGTCCGGGAAACGCTCCGCCCTGTCCGGGGAAGCCGGCGCTGGTACCTCCACCAGCATTGGCCGGTGGGCCTGATGGTGTAACTGGCGGCTGGGGCGGCAGCGGCACCGATGGTTGCGCGGCGAAAGGATGGCTCCATTGCCCCGAATTGAAGTCAAACCTCGGGAGATCGCCCATCTGACCATACGGTGCTGGGTTTTGCATACCTCTGCCCATAATTAGACCTCATTTGTGGAGTGGCGTGGCGAGATGTCAGGATTATACGCGATAATGCTGTGTCACTTGCTGGCCATCTGTCCGCCGCCGAACAAGCCCAGCGATACCTCCATGGACCGCGGGTTCGCGACCCGATATGAGGAGCCGAGCGAAAACCTGTTACATCCGGCGGGTCCCGCCGAAGCCGAGCGGCCCACCTGGACCGGCCCCTAAGCCTACCCCTCTACCCTCTCCAAGGGATAACCCTCCAAAACCGGTTCCCCTATTTCCAATGGATGGATCTGGGCCTGCTCCCGGAGCGAAACCGCCCCCCATGCCACCAGTCATTTGAGGACCAAGACCTGGAATTCCCCGCGCGGTGTTTGG